CCAGAGTGGGGGATGTCGCAAAAACTACTGCACCCGTTCCTGTTTCACCCGTTACGGCGGTTAATAATTGTGCAGTAGTGAACGATCCAAGTGATGTGACATTACTGCCACTGGACGTTATGGCGCCCGTTAGATTCGCATTTGTAGTGACATTACCTGCGGTTAAACTGGCGGCTGTCCCGGTTAAACCAGTGCCTGCGCCCGAGAATGAGGTATTGGCTGTGACCGTAGTACCCGTAACCGCCGCTGGCGTAACACCGCCCAGGACGCCATCGACGCCGCCGCTGGCGGTGATTGCACCAGAGGCGCCAACAGTTGTTGCAGATACTGCCGCTGGCGTAACACCGCCCAAAACGCCATCGACGCCGCCGGTGGCGGTGATTGCACCAGAGGCGGCAACAGTTGTTGCAGATACTGCCGCTGGCGTTACGCCACCCAAAACGCCATCGACGCCGCCGCTGGCGGTGATTGCGCCAGACGCGCCCAGCGTGGTAACACTTGCAGCCGCTGCCAGTCCCCCGCCTAAAACACCGTCCAGTGTTCCGGTGAACCCCAGCCCGGTCACTTCCCCGGTGAACGTACCCGTTGCAGCGCCCACATCACCTGTCACGGTTAAACTGTCGAACCAGCCCTTGAGCCAACGAACGGCTGTCGAGCCGATGCTGTCGGTACTATTGGTGTCTGAGAGTACGTCGCCGCCGTGTGTGGTAACTCCGACAAGCGACGATGTACCCGAGGCGGTCAAAGCCCCGGAGACCGTCAACGCCCCGACATGCGACAGCACGTTCGACTTCGCCACCGCTTTCCAACCCGTCTGCGCGGAGTTGAGGATAAAGGTCGCACTGGCCCACTGCTGCAGTACCAGGGTAGTGGTGTCGTCGATCGCCTCTGCGCCCGAACCGTCTACCGTAACCGCCGCCGCGTTGATGTTGGTGATCGTGACCTCGAAATCACCCGTCTCGGAATTGTCAGCAGTCGCAACTGGCGGCAGCGTGATCGTGAACGGGGTCGAGGCGTGACTGCCCTCGATGATTGCCCGGTTGTCCGAAATCAAGACCTGGTAGGTCGTCGTTTTCTGCGTGACAGTACGTTTGAAGTTCGCATCGAGCTCCGCATGCGACAGGGTGGAGTTCCCGGTTCTGACTCTCAATGTTGGCATTTCATGTTCCTAATTTGCAATTTCGATCAGCGAAAAACGGATAGACACCGCGGTGTTGTCGGTGTCGGTGGTGGTCTGAAATTCGATCAATGACTTTTCGCCCACCACAAAGGGCTGGGATGGATTGTATTCGTGGACGTTCTCGATGGCGACGTCCATGTAATCTGTCATTACGTCATATTTTGAGCCCGAGACCAGGGAGGTGACCCAGGCGTTGGTGATGACTTCGGGCTTCGTCCCGCCGCTTGTTTTGATAACATTAATCCAGGCCCAGTCCATGAGCGCGGTATGCCCAGCCTGAACGAAGAAAAACGCATGCTGCGTACTGCCCTTCCCGATCGGGATCTCAGCCTGCGCCGCGCCGCCCGTTGTAACCGTGGCGCTGATCGTTCCCGCATTTACCCCGCCAGTGCCACATAAATACACCGCAATACGATTGATCCCGAGCCACTGATTAACGGTGGTGACCGCAATCGTCCCGTCGGTGGCATGCATCGACAGCACTTCAGTTTGGGCGGCGTAATTCTCATCAACGCCATAAATAATCACAGACCGAGCGCCCGTACCCGCCTGGTTATCCACTGAGTTGCTGCTGACGATGTTAATCGTATCCGCTGACGTCATGCGCGCAAACGTGCCGCCGACGCTCCAGACGGTTTCAGTCCCGGTATCGATATCAGCGTTGTAGCCCCACTTGTTCCAGGTGGTGGCGCCAGTGACGTTGCCCCGGGCTACTTCATAGCGAAAATCAGTCAAAATATTTTCCTTTATGTAGCTGTACAGGTTGTTGAACCATTTTAACCAGATCCAGTTGAATATCGAAACCTGGGGCGGTGGATCCAGGTGACTCAATTGTTACCCCCTTCGACCGGCATCTCAAGCGCCTCAAGCCAGATTTTATCCGTTCCCGAGTAGCTGATCTCATGGTTTCGGCGCTGGAAACGGCCCAGGCGGTGTTCTTTGGAATTGAGCGAGGTGTCCTGGGACCGGCCCGCGTTGAAAGTGACATTGTTCTCGTTAGCCCATTTGATCGTCAGGGTCTGGCTGTTTGGCGTCCGGTTGCCCACAAAACGGATCGACTCCGGGTACTTGTAGCGGTTCGTTTGCCCATCAAACATCCCGGTGCGGACGGTCATGGCGATGGCGGTCCCGCTGTCCGCGGACGACGCCACATAACCCGTAGCGACATAATCCGTATCAACGTAGGTCGCCCCCAGCAGGGTGTCGTATACCAGCAGATCGTCGTTGGCTGAAATGATATCGCCATTGCTCAGTATCCCCTGCCCATACTGAGTGCTGAGTCCCTCGCGCTTTGTCCAGTCAACCAGTGGAAAATTCGATATCGAGTTAATCGCAAGATCCCAGATGTACCACAGCCCTACGGTGTCGTCATAGATCAGGGTGGTTTCAGCCCAGATCGAGTCAGGCGTCGTGTGCAGCGTCATGGTGTAGTAGTCATGCCCGGCGGCAGAAAATCCACTACCGATCACCCCGTAGGAATCTTTCACCACCGCCTGGGTCAGCATCGCCTCGATGTTATCGGTCGATATCTTGCGCGGGGCGAACTGCTCCAGCAGGAACACGCCCAGCGCGCCTGATTCGTCAACGCCCACAAAAAACAGCCGGTCGCCCGGGTGCCACACGCTTTGCCCGAACGCGCACCCGATGCTGTAGGACACATCCTGGCGCCGGGACAGTGGGCTGCCGGTGGAGTTACCGGCATCGTAGAAGAACTCCATCGACGCAGGCCCCATCACTACCAGGTTGTCATGGTGAGATCCCAAGAAGACGCCGCCATCGGCGCTTCGCGATGCATCGATAAAGTTCAGCGCCGACCAGGCCGTGCCGGTGCCATCGTCCGAACCATACACGGTGCCGTTCTCACCGAGCACATACAGCGCATTGTTCAGGACCGCGCCGCCATGCGCCAGGCCCACGGCCGGTGTCTGCTCGGTGGGAAAATCGGTGTCAGTGATCTGGGCGACGGTATCGCCTGTCGTAATGCTCCACGCCTCGTCATTTTGCGGGTCGAGCATCAACAAAACGCCGCCCAGGGCGAAAAAATAGCATCGCTCGGTGCCGGCGGTGGGGGAGGTGCTTAAACTGATGGCCTGGGATGCCTTGTAAAGCGTCCCGCCGTTGATGATGTACAGGGTGCTGTTTTCAGGCCAGTAATACAGGCCCCGGCCCTTGGTGTCGGCGATGTGGGTACTCGCGTCCTCGACGATGTCAACGCCCGGGCGCTGGGTGACGTAAACCACCTCGCCTTTCTTGTGGACTACGCCATTGGTAATACCCGATTCGAGCTCAGTGATCGCGCCACCGACGAACGCATTGATGTGGACGTTCGGGATGAGCGGGAGGCGAACATCCATATCATGAATCCGTATTGATGTCGTAGCGCCCGGAACGCCCCTGCCCCAGCGGCAAATGGCTCATGTCGGTGTTGTCCAGGTTGTAGTTGATCAGAGTACCCGCCAACAGCCGGCGACCGGCGTCCGCTTCCCGGGCCAGGTCATTGCTCACCGGCACCCGGAAGTCAGTCGCGCAGGCCACTGCCAGCATGCAGACGATCGGTCGCTCTGCCCAGCCTTCGAGCGGTATGGTGGCTGCCAGGTCGTCCTGGCGAAACCAGTTAAGGTCCATGCTCCGGTACTTGAGCGTGTCCATCATGGTATTGAGCACATACAGGGCGGTCGCTGAATCGGTCGCATTCGCGGCGGTTCCCGCCTCGACGATCCCCAGCTTCCCCAGCGCAGCGTCAATCACTTCCTGGTTGGTCGATGGTGTTGACATCTTTTATGGCCCTCAATACGAATCCAAAATTATGTTCCTGCTCCATTGCTGCGTACAGCTCGAAGTCAGCCTGGTAGCAGAATCGGTAGTCAGTCATCGCCGTCTCCCCGATCTGTTTCTCATACTCGGCCTGCGATAGAAAGGCCAGCATCGCCTGACTGATTATACGGGTATGCCCCGGGTCAGACCATGCCCAGACGCCGTTCCAGTTGGGCGACGAACCGATCAGCCAGCCGCGGGGCTTCAGGATTCGGTGCAGCTCCTCGAACTGGTTGAAAAAGAATCGATAGTCACCCTGGGTGCCGCAGTGCTCTAGCACCTCGTAGGCGTGGATCTCATCGAACGTGTCATCGTCGAACGGGTAGGGCAACTGGTTCAGGTCATGTAAAACCTTCGGGTTGCAGGATTCGTCCCAGTCCAGGGTGATGAGATCCTTCGACCACTCGGACGGTATCTCTTTGAAAGTAATCTGCTTTTTGCGGCTATTGCCGCACCCGATCAGGAGTTCCATCGGTCGCCTACCCGGATTTTCCAGGCGTCGTCATACTCCCGGTCGTCCTTTTCCTGATCACTGTACGAAGAGTCTTTGATCTCCTCGATGCCGACTGACTCCAGTCGGTGCTGGGTCTGCTCGAACAGCGCCGCCGCCAGGTCGTAATTGGTTCCGGGCG